CTTCCATATCGATTTCTTCGATTACTAACGGTAACGCAGTCGATTTACTTTCCTGTCCTAAAACAGAATCGACGCTATTGAAAGAAAGGAATTTTCCATCGCTTGTTTTAAAGTTTGTTATACTGACTTTGATAGCAGAAGAGTTAGATGCATCTACTTCGACCACATCTCCGTATACCGTGTACCCTCCGCTAGTAGAAAGTTGCTCAACTGTTTCACCAACTACAAACATGCTTGGTTGCCCTAAAGACTCTGTGGAAGTTACAGATCCAAATGTTAGTTGAATCTTGTGTCCAAATATTTCTACGTTATCTATCTCAGCAATATCAGTATCAAAATTCTCACCACTGTATTCGAACAGTTCACATGACAGTCTAAACACAGGTAAGTTTTTTAACTGATAAAAAGGAGTTTCGTCGAACACTTTAGTGATCTCAAATATAGATCCTGACAAGGGAAGGAATATAAGATCACCTTCACGTGGTCTATAAAACGGAACCTCTTCTGATGCTTCATACGGAGCAATTTGTTGATTCCATCGTCTACGTGCGACAACAAAGGTTGCTTGGTCTCTAATCTCTACACCGAACTTAGAGAACAAGTCGCCCTCACCATCGAACCCTTCCACGTTCTCGATATACATTTCAATCTTATATGCGTCATCAAATACCGCAGACGTTTCGTCTCCGAATATAGTGTCTTCGTTTACTGAGTCGCGTGGAAGATAATAAACATCCTGCCCGTACATTTTTAAGGATTCAACAATGATATCCTCATACAGGAGTTGTTCTGATCTGGCACCTTGTGAAAAATACTTGTTAGTTGCCATTGGTTATCCTACGAAGAAGTCTGGTGGTAACTCCTGTTCGAGTCTTACTTTCTCTTCTAGTTTTTCGAGTTCTGCCGTAGCGTCTTCATACATCTGTCTTCCGCTAATCGTGACACCACCGGGAAGTTGCATACCTTCAAATTTAGACATGTTCATGCCCCACTGTTGTTTGATCAATGCGGTGGTATAATTTTTTAAGAACATATCATCGTATACACTAGTGTGTGTATCCGGATCAATTGCTTGATAGACTTCTGCTACCACGTAATCATCTACGTCCAGATCTTTGTTATACCACTCACCGTAGATATACAATCGTCCTTGTCTACGAGAGAAAGTGGTTTTAGGTGTACCACTGAGCAGCATATCTAAGAAATCAAGATACTGTTCGAACTGATAATAGTATGCCATCCCACCAGCAAAGTTCATGAAATCGCCCAGACTGTTAAGCATCATCTGGTAACGAACATCAAACATGTTCACTGTGCTGAACGTAGGATTGATTGGAAACAACTGCGACACAAAAAGAATATCGTCTGAGATGGGAATATATCCGTTTGCTTTATCTTCTGCCGTTATCTTATGAGACAGATAAGTCTTAAACTTAGCGTCAGAGTGATACTCACGATATACCTGAATAGCATCATCGACTTTGTCTTCGATCTGATCTTCATCCACATTAATTTCGATCACGGGTTCGCCCAACCTACGAAGGCAGAAATCGATCAATGTTTGTCTGGAATTAGGTTTTGCCATTTAGATACCTTTTACCTGTATTTATACGTTACCCCAGAGGACTGCACCTGCAGAATCGTATATAACCAAAGTTCTGTCGTTAGCATCCTGAGGTTTAACACCAGTGTCGAGTTTGAGTTTTTCAGTGTCAGTAACCAAAACCTCACCAGCACTATCGATCTTAACCCTCGTTCCAGCAGCACCAAAATCGTTACCAGCAACCCTAAGTTCCATTCTGGCAGTTTCACTGCCTGCAGTTCTTTCTGTGAATACAGTTCGAATCTCAGCGTATTCGTACTCTTGAGTCGCACTAGTGCTGTTACCTGAAGTGAACAAAAGTTTACTAGCGGTAGCAGCACCATTTGTTCTGTTATCCAGTTTAAAATCTGTGGAAGAATAATCTGTAGTGATCGACGCTCCGTTTTGCCCGTCTAGTATCAACTGGTTTGTAACAAATCCGTCTGCAATAGACTTAACGCCAAATCGCATTTTAGTAAACGAATCACCACTACCGTTGTCAGCACTATCAAAAGCAATGAAGTGTGATATCGTGTTACTTACATCAGTCTTAACATTAATACCAGAGGAAGTGCCGTTCGCTTCGTTATTAATAGTTAAGAAATTCCCCATATTGATACTGTGAGGAGTTGTAACATAATTATCATCGATTTCCAAATCAATACTTTCGGTATTGCTTGGGTAAGTACTAAACTGGAATTTAGTGGGGAGGTTTCCACTAGAGACTGTATCGTTTGCTACTACCCTAAGAGAAGCACCAATGCTTTGAGAAGTATTATCAACACCATTCCAAATAATTGAACCAAGTTGATCTCCGTTTTGAATTGGTGACAAATCAAACGCACTGTCTCCACGGTTTTTTGCCAGAACAAGATATGAACCGAA